GGCCGACAATTTCTTCCGCACCGGCGTCTGGGGCATGGAGATCCAAGGCGTGGCCGCCAACCCGGATGCCGCCGAAGATGAGTTCCTGCATTGGGGCGATGCCGCCTCCAATCCGATCAGCGATGTGGAAGATTGGAAGGAGCGCATTCGGCAGGCCACCGGCTACGAACCGAACACGCTGGTGCTGGGTGCCAACGTCCGCAAGACGCTGAAGAACCACCCGGACTTCATCGAGCGGACGAAATACACTTCGTCTGCCGCGATCACCAACGCCATCATGGCGGCGCTGTTCGAAGTCGAAAACATCCGCGTGGCCCGTGCGCTTTACAACGCCGCGGCCGAACGGATGCCGGAAGCGGGCGCAGACGAGGAAATCGATCTGCGCTACATCGTGAACCCCAACGCGGTGCTGCTGGCCTACATCGATCCGAACCCCACGATCGACAGCCCCACGGCCATCGGCAACTTCAGCTGGGTGGGCCTGATCCCGGGGCAGACCAACGACTTCGGCGGCGTCATGTCCCGCGGTCGCGATGGCCGCGCCTATTCCGATTGGTTCCACAATCGGCAGGCGTTCGATCTGCGCAAGATCAGCGATGATCTGGCGGTGTTCGTCAACAACGCGGTGGTGGTGCCGGGTTAACCCCCGGCCCATCCCCACCGTTCAACCGTAGCAGGAGAGGCCCATGGCTCGCCCCCGTTTCGATGCCAAGCGCGATTTCGTGGCAGCCAAGGCCTTTCCCTTCAACGGCCAGCAGCTGCAAGCTGGCGATCCGTTCCCGAAAGATGGGGTGCCCGGCTACAAGCTGGGCACCCTGTACGGTGCCCGGATGATCAACTTCGCACCCGAGGCGGAAGCGCCGGTCGATCCTGTGCAGGTGCAGGGCGGCGATGGCGGATGGTTTACCGTCACGGCCCCATGGCTGGAGGAACCGATCAAGGTGCGGGGCACTGCCCGCGCCAATCGTGAAGCCGACAAGCTGCGCCGTGAAGGCGAGCCCCCCTACCACCACGGCGTGGCCATCCACGAAGGTGAAAACGGCTGGTGGGCCGTGGAAGCCGACTGGATGGACGAAGCCGAAAAGGTGCACGGCGAGGAAGCCGCCCGCGCCCGCGCCGCTGAACTTCGCGCCGAAGGCCCGCCGCCCGATCCGCGCACCAGCCCCACCGTTACGCCGCCAGCTGAAGAAGGCGGCATGTTCATCGTGAACGCCCCGTGGCTGGAAGAAGCCGTGGAGTTCTCCGATGGCACCGACGCCGAGGCGCACCTCATCGCGCTGCGCGATGCTGGCCCGCCCGATGGCTGGGAACCCGCCCCGCCACCGGCCGAGTAATCACCCCCGGTTCCCCTGTGCGCCCGGCCCCCTCTGTCGAAGGGCCGGGCGTTCGTGTATCAGGGGCCGAACCCTTTGAAAGGAGCCTGCCAATGCCCCCCCTTGATCCCCAGTCCTTCGATCCTGCCAAGCCGCTGGCCATGGGGCGCTTCAACACAGTGGGCGGCCATGCGCTGGCCATCGGCGATCCCATCACGATCGTGCCGGAAGGGCAGGAGCCGGAAGCCCCCGGCGAAGTCACGGTGGAAGCCGCTACCCGCCTGTGGGCCGGCGGCACCTTCGTTTATGCCGAACACGCTCATCCCACGCCGGTGGAATCGCTGCAGGATGCCGCCGCCCGCTTGCTTGCCGTCGATGATCTGGGTGGCGGCCGCTACCTGATCCGCCTGCCTTGGCTGCCGAATGGCAGCGAAACCGTGGAAGGCAAGGAAGCGCTGGACGCCCGCAAGGCCGAACTGATCGAAGCGGGCCAGCCCACTGATTTCGACCCGAACACCGCCGCCTCCATGGCAGCCGCGAATGCCGGTTCTACTGACACCGGCGCGGTGGATGAACGCACGGCGACCGACACCGAAGCGCGCGTTCAGGCGCTGGTGGAAGGCAACAGCGAAAGGCAGCTGCGCGCCATCATTACCGATCTGGACAAAGCGCGTGCAGCCGCTGCTCCGCCGCAGGAGCCGCTTGGAGCGCGCAGCGATCACGACAAGGCCGATCTTGCCCGCCTGATCGTTTCCGTTGATGGCGATGCCTCCCAGCCCGCTGGCGGCACAGGCGAAGCGGGCAGCGGCGATACTGGCGGCGGAAAGGCCGAAGAGGCCGCCTAAGTGGCCGAGGATAATCAGATCAGCATCATCATCGCCGATCTGGATCGTTACACGCGGGGCGAGGTTATCGCGCTAGGGTTGAACATCAACGCCAACCTTCGCGATAGCCCGCCCGGCGGCACGCCGATCGACACCGGGTGGGCGTCGGTGAATTGGCTCCCCAGCGTGGGTGAGCCGAAGATAGTGCCCGCAAATATCAAGGAACCCACGGTGGCCGATGTGCAGTCCCGCGCGCAGCTCGCCCAAGCGGGCACCAACGAAGTGCTTTCGTGGCGGCCCACTGATGGCCCGATCTTCAGCACAAACAATGTGCCCTACATCGAACCCCTGAACGCTGGTCACAGCCCCCAGTCACCGCGCGGGTTCGTGCAGACCGCGATCGAGAAGGCGGTTCGAATGACTTACAGCCGGGCCGCCAGCCTCGGATCACGCACCCGGCGCGCAGCTGGCGCGCGCGCCGCGAAGCCAAGGCCGAAGCGGTGAAGCCGTGGCGGGCCGTACAGGAGGCACTGATGCAGCGCTGGATCACCGCGTGGGTGAACCCTGATGGCCAGCCACGCACCCCCATCGAGCTGGTGAACGAAGATATTCCCTTTGATCCGCCGAACGACTGCTGGGTGCGTTTCATGACCGATACGCGCCCCGGCGGTCCCGGCACGATCGGCCGCCGCGGTAACCGCAAGATGGATCGCGCGGGCGTGGTTTACATTGATCTGCGCGAGCCGCCCGGCAAGGGCGTGGGCAGCCTTGCCGATCTGGCATCGGAGGCGCGCGATGTATTCGAAGGCTGCAGGTTCGACCCCCACGACATCCGGTTCGGCGTCGGCGACATCGGCCCCGGCGCGCTGATCGAGAACGGGCGCTGGTGGGGAGTGACAATAGAGCTTCGGTTCGACTACGAGGAAATAAAGTGAGTAGCACGAAGGCTGAACGGGCCGCCTATGCACGAGATTGGCGGGCACGGCCGAGCAGCAAGGATAAGGTGAAAGCTTCGAACCGCCGTGCTTATCTAAATGATCGCGCCGATACCGAAGCCCTGCAGCGCCGCAAGGAAACGGCGAAGCGGTGGCGTCGAGATAATCCGGCGATGGTACTGCTGGCCGGGGCGCGCACGCGAGCAGCTCGTGATCAGGCTCCCTGCACGATCACCGTGGCGGAAATCGAAATGCTGCTGCAGCCAATGATGTGCGCGGCCACAGGAACGCGGCTGGAATGGCGGTGTGATGGCAGCCGATACCCCCTGCAGCCTTCGCTTGATCGCATCGCGGCTCGTGAAGGCTATGTGCCCGGCAACGTGCGGGTGGTTTCGTGGATATTCAATCGCGCCAAAGGTTCGGACGCTGATTCGGACGTTCTGCAGATGGCGTTGGCGCTAGTGGCATTTTCGAGTAACTAAGCACTGTAATAAGGAGGCCTCGCCATGCGCGTGATCACGAACGGAATGTCGCTTTCGGTTGCCCGGGAAGCCTCGCTTGGCGTGCTGCCCGCAAGCCCCAGTTGGTTCGAACTGGAACCGAACAGCATTTCCAGCTTCGGCACCACGATTTCCAAGACGGCGCGCACGCCGATCAGCAAGGCGCGTGCCCGTCGCAAGGGCACCGTCACGGATCTTGATAGCGCGGTCGAGATTGAAGCCGATCTGACCCTTTATCATCTGCGCCTGTTCGCCGAGAACTTCCTGTTCGCCCACGCCGTAGGCGGCGACTCCTACGTCACCAGTGCCGCCACCGCCGCTTCCTACACGGTGCCAGCGGTTTCCGCCGCGCAAGCCCCCCGGCTGATCTACAACGCCGCTGGCGCTCGCACGCTGCTGTACGCCGTTGGCTTCGCCAGCGCCGGGAACAATGGCCTAAAGCCGCTTAACGGCGCTGTGGCGGCCGGCGCGGTGGCCCTGCCGGTTGCGGGGCTGGTGGCCGAAGTTCCGGCTGTTGATGTTCTGGCCGAAGTTTCCATCGCTGGCGTGCGCGCCGCGGCAGGTGATCTTTCCATCAATGCCGCAGGCAATCTGGTGAGCGTGGCTCTGGATTTCACCACGCTGGGGCTGATCAAGGGGCAGGTGATTCACATCGGCGGCATCGATGCGCTGCGCCAGTTCGCCAACCCGGCCAATACGGGCTTCGCGCGGATCGCGGCGATCACCGCCAAGCTGATCACCCTTGAAAAGCGCGATCAGCCTTTCGTTGCCGATCCCGGCGCGGGGGTGGCGGTGGACATCCTGTTTGGCCAGTTCGTGCGGAACGTGGATGTGGACCATCCCGATTTCTTCCAGCCATCGGTGCAGTTCGAACTGCGCAGCCCGAACCTGATGGCCGGCGGTGCCGCCGGTCACGAATATGCGATCGGCAACTGGGCAAACGCCATTTCGGTAGCCATCCCGCTTACCGGCAAGGCAACGATCACGCTGGGCTTTGTCGGCCTGAACACCACCGATGCGACCGTTGCCCGCGCCACAAATGCCGCACAGGCCAAGGTGGGGCAGCAGGTGGGTGCGTTCGGCACCAGCAGCGACATTGCCCGGCTTCGGATGCAGGGCGTGGATGAGGAAGGGCTTACCACCGATTTCAAGAGCGCCACTTTCACGCTTACCAATAATGTGGCCGGCGAAAAGGTGATCGGCAAGCTGGGGCCGAAATATCTAAATGCTGGCGACATCCAGGCAGATGTGGAAAACCAGATGCTGTTCACCAATTCGGAGGTGCTGCACGGCATCCGGTGCAACAAAACCTACGGCTTCGATTGGGCGTTGCGCAACGGCGATGGCGGCGTGGTGTTCGATCTGCCCACCGGCACCCTGTCGGGCGGCGGCCGCGAATATCCGGCGAACCAATCGGTGCTGATCAACGATACCTTTGCGGCTCATCAGGAAGATGCCGGCCCCGGCTTCACATGCGGCATCAGCTTCTTCCCTGTGCTGCCCGCGCAACCCTGTTAAGGATACCACCACATGGCGATCGACTTTTCCAACGTTCGGGCGCTGGCCGTCACGAAAGAAACCACCGCCGAATACAGCTTCCCCTTCATCCCGGGCGAACCCAGCATCGTGCTGGCACCGGCCACGGATGCGAACGAAGCCTTCCTGAACGAACGGCTGCGCTTGCAGATCGAGAGCGTGGAAAAGGCCCCCGAGGCCCGCAAGAAATCGCGCAAGATCACTGCTGAAGAAATGAAGGAGTCGATGGCTGAAGAGCGGGAAATGGATCGCCTGCTGATTTCACGCACCTGCGCGCGCAGCTGGGGCGTGGCACCCCGGGATGTTAATGGCAATCAGCCCGAGTTCACGCCCGATAACTGCTACGATTTCCTGAAGGCCCTGCCGGATTATATGTTTGATCCGTTGCGCAATTTCGCAGCAAACATTTACAACTTCGTGAAGCGCCCCACTGTCTCCGAAGAAGATGCGGAACGTCTGGGAAACGCATAACCGAACGGCTGAAGTGGGAACTGCGCCTTGAGCGCGACGGCTTTTCGGTAGAGTCGGCGAAGAAAAAGCGCCGCAAGCTTCCCGACTGGTATCTGGATGAACCTGCGGACGTGAAAGGCGCGCTGCTGTTCTACCGCGCCTATCGAGATCTGCAAACCTGCCGTCACCCCGATGGCGCAATCCCGTGGACCGCCTGCCGCGAATGGTGCCGTGATCGCCAGCTGCAGCGCGATATAGCGAACGCCGTCTGGATCGTGGTAAGCCGCATGGACCTGGCCGAACGCCAGTGGCGCTATGATCAGATGAAAGCGGAGGCGGGCGATGGCTGAATATCGGATCGTCGCTACGCTAGACCCATCAGGGGTTTCGTCCGGCACCGCCAAGGTGAAGCAGGAATTGCGCGGCGTCGATACCGTGGCCGACTCCACAAAGCGGCACCTGCAGGGTTCATTCCAGGCCCCCGAACTGGTGGCGGCCCTTGGCAATCTTACGACTCGGCTGACTACGATCGAAGGTTCGCTTGATCGCGTGGCCGCCGCCAGCACCCGGACATCGGCCGCGCAGGCCAAAGTCGGCACCTCGGCGCAAGGCGCAGCAGCCGGGCAGGGCACCATGGAGGCGGCCACTAGGCGCGTGCTGCAGGCGGTGGATAAGGAAGCCGTCGAACTGATCCGGCTGAACGCCCTGCTGGAAGAGGCCAGCGTGCTTCACCAGCGCGGCGCGATCACCGGCGAGCAGTTTTCCCGCGTCCAAAACCTGCTGTCAAAGTCGGGCAGGGAGCAAGCTGCCGTTACCGGCTCGCAACGCATGGGGATGCAGCAGCTGGGTTTCCAGCTGGGCGATGTCGCAACGATGTATAGCTTGGGGGCGAAACCGGCGCAGATATTCGGTTCGCAGATCGGGCAAGTTTCGCAGGCCCTGATGCTGATGGGCGGCGACAAAGGGAGCATGCTCGGCAAGGCTGCAGGGTTCCTTAGCGGCCCATGGGGCATCGCCCTGACTGTCGGCACCATCCTGCTGACACCTCTGATCAGCAAGATACTCGAAACCAACGATGCGCTTGGCGACAGCGTTAAGCAGATGAAGGAGGACGCGAAGCAAGCCGACATCACCCGGCAGGCGAAGGAAAAGTTCGCTCACTCGGAAGAAGGGGTGGCGAAGGCGATCCGCGATGCCACGCAAGCCCGAAAGGACAGCATCGCGTCGATGCTCACCGAGGCCGAGCGGGTGAACATCGCGGCGAAGAACAACCTGAACGAAGAGATCTCGATCAGGAATAAGACGAAAGCGGCGATCGACTATCAGCGCGCCCTGCTGGCGGCGCAGCTGCAGCGCGCCACCGGGCCGGGTGGTGAAAAGAGCGACCTCGCCGCCATGGGCCTTGGCCGCGTGCAGGCCGAACTGGACGCGTTGGAAACCCGGCTGGGACAGGAAGATACGCGGATCGCGGAAGCGAACGCCGAATATCTGGCCAGCCGTGCTGATCTGGCCGCCGAGGCCGCGAAGCGTGCCGTTGATCCGATCGCGCAGGTGAATCGGCAGTATGATGCCGAAGTGGAAGCCGCCAAGCGTGCCGCGGTGGCTACGGGGCAGGTTACCGTCGCTCTGACGCGCCAGATCACTGCGATCGAGGAACGGCGAAAGGCGGCGCTGAAGGAAGCGGGCGAGCGGGATAACAAGCCCCCCAGTGATGGCGTGTCGCGCTTCAAAAGTCAGCAGCAGGCCATCGGCATCGCCGGGCGCGAACTGCAGGGTTCTGGGCTGGATATTAGCGGAAATAGCCAATTTCGCAAAACCAGCGGGCACGCGAACGACGCCGATCATAACCGCACGGCCATCGACGTAAATGTGAGCGCCAACCCGGGGCGCAGCACCGGAGGTGTCACTGAAGCTGCTGTTCCCGACATCAAAGAACGCTTCGATGAACTGGCGCGGCTGTATCAGGCGCGTGGCTACGATGTGATCTGGAACAAGCAATTCTACCCCGCTGGCGGCAACGGCCCTTCGAAGGCGGCTAAGGGCCATCAGGATCACCTGCACATCAAAGCCCCCACCACGATCGTGGGCAAAGACACGGGATCGTCAACGGCGCAGCAGGTGCTTAGTGAGGCACAACGCGCCATTACGGAAGCCGAACAGCAGCGCGACTTTGTGGCGCAGGTGGTGGACTCGGCGGCCAGCCGCGGCATCAAAACCAGCACCGGCAACGTGCAGGCGCAGATCGACAAGGTAGCCAACGATTTCCAGCGCCGCTTCAACCGGGCAATGACGGATGCGGAGCGCACCGCCGTCAAGGATGCGCTTACCGCCGCTGAAGCACGCGAAACCGCCGCCCACTTCGAAAGCGCCTACATCGCCCCGCTGCAGCGCCTTCGCGAACTGCAGGGCAAAACGGGCGTGGAACGTGAAATCCTGAACGCGCAGCTTACCGAGGCGGCGCGCCTTGGCCGCACCCTTTCGGAAGCCGAAGCGAAGTCTATCCGCGATCTTTACGAGGGCCAAAGCGGAGAGGATTTCGACAACGCCTTCGTGAAGCCCCTGCAGCGGATGCTTGCCCTGCAGGGCCGCACCGGCTTGGATCGCGAAATCCTCAACAAGCAGCTGGATGAGTCCCTGCGCCTTGGCCGGGAACTCACGCCTGTTGAAGCCGAACGGATCGCCAGCACCGTGCGCCAAACGGATGCGCTGACGCGGGAAGGTGAAGTTCTCGGCAATGTGCTTCAGCCGCTGCAGGATTACCACGATCGCATCGCAGCCCTGAACGCGCTGCTGGCGGCCGGCAGCATAAACCAGACGCAATACAATGCACGCATCGCCGAACTGGGGCAGGCTGCGCGCCAATCGATCGCTGGGATGCCGGGCAACGATCCCAATGGCGTCACATTCAAGACGGGCCAGACGTTCAAAAGCTACGAAGATATTGCTGCCGCAGCGGATGAACAGGCCCGCTACGATCAGGAACTGGCAAGCTTCGAAAACAACCGTGCGCAGCTGCTGCAGCTGGGGTTGGATTACAATGCGCTGCAGGAGGCCGCGCACCGCCGGCACATTCAGAACATGAACGCGATTGATCGCGCTCGCACTTCGGTGGCCTTGCAATCCGCGCAATCGATTTCGGATAGCCTACTGTCGATCGCCGAGAACTCGGCAGGCCGCCAGTCAGCTGTTTACCGCGGCCTTTTCGCGGTTTCGAAGGGCTTTGCCATCGCGCAGGCAACGATCGCGCTTTACCAGAACGTCGCTGAGGCCATGAAATACGGCTTTCCGCAGAACCTGCCGTTTATCGCCGCCGCCACCGCGCAGGGAGCAACGATCATCGCATCGCTTTCGGCGATCCGGGAAAACTTCGCTGAAGGCGGTTATGTCAGTGGGGCCGGCGGAGCCAAGGATGACCGGATTCCCATCAACGCATCGAACGGCGAGTTCATGGTGAACGCTGATGCTACCGCCCGGCACCGCCCACTGCTGGAAGCCGTGAATGCTGGCACGCTGAATGCCCACCTGCGCCGGGCTAGAAACGACAATGCGGGAATCTTGATGGGCGGCGGCCCGCGAGTCACAATCAATAATCTGGCTCCAGGGGTCGAGTTCGATGTGCAGCCCGGCCTTACTATGGACGAAGTGGTGATCACGGCCCGCAAGGTTGCCCGCGAAGAAGCCCCGCGAGCCGTGGCGGCCGACATCCGCAATCCGAACGGGCGAGTTTCGAAGGCCATGAAGGCCAGCACCGGCGTGGGCCAGAAGCGTAGCTGATGCCGCTGCCGAAGCTTGATCTGGCACCGGAGGCCCCGGGCTACAGCACCAAGTTCGGCGAGTCGGTGTTGCGCACACCGGTGCGCGGGGGGCGTTCGCGTTTCCGCCGCGATATGATCGGCGCACCCGCAATCATCGAAGTAGTGTGGCGGCTTGATCTGCCCGAATATCAGCTGCTTCTGGCCTTCCACGACGCCACGATAGCGGGCGGCACCTTGCCGTTCCTGATTGATCTGTTCGTGGCGGCGGCGGTGCCCACCGAACATGAAGCGCAGTGGGTGTCCGCACCGCCCCAAATCACCAGCGTAACGGGCACCAGCGTGCTTGTGCGGGCAATCCTAGAGGTAAGGCCCGCCGACCGCGATACAGCCTCAGACGCGGCCCTAGTGGCTTCCTATCACGATGGCACACCCGGCCTGCCGAAGCTGGCGCTGCTGCCTTCGCAGGATGCCTATAGCGAAACCAAGGGCGAAACGGCGTTGCGTGTGCGAATGAACGCCGGGCCTTCGAGATCTAGGCGCGACGTGAAGCGCAACGCCGCTGAAGTCGGTTTGCAGTGGCGTGTGGGGCCGGCCTTTTACCGATACCTGCAGGCTTTCTATTGGACGGCAACGGCCGAAGGCGCGCTGCCCTTCCGCATCGATCTGTTGCTGAAGGGCGGTGATCCGGTTTCGCATGTGGCCTACTTCGTGCCGGGCACCTTCAGCCTTGCCGCGGTAGAGGGGTTGAAGCGAACGGTGCGCGCGCAGATAGAGGCCCTTCCGATAGCAGGTGCGTAGCAATGACGGATTACACGGAGTTCTTTCTCGCCAGCCGCAGTGATGTGGTGCAGCTGGATTTGATCGAAGTCACGCACCCGCATTTCACCAAGCCTTACCGCATCGTCCGCAACAGTCGCGACGGCATCACGGTGGACCTTTCGGCCGCGCCCGAAGATCAGAATGTGTTCTTCGAATACTATCCCGTCAAAATGACGCCGCTTGGATCAGGCGACGATCTGGATGCAGCCATTCGGATCGACCTTGGCGACCTTGGCGAAGTGCTGCCGGTGGAACTCGATGCGGTTGCCACCGCCGCCGGCTTCCTCACGAAGCCCAAGGTGCGCTACTGGACATTCCGGAGCGACGATCTTACCGCGCCGATCTTCGGCCCGATCCGGCTGGAAGTGGGCACGATCGCGTTCAATGCGGATGGTGCATCATTCGAGGCCAAGGCCCCCTCGCTCAACATCAACCGCACCGGCGAGCTGTACAGGATGGAGCGTTTCCCGATGCTGCGCGGGCTGATCTGATGTTCAGCGTCGATCCCTATTTGGCGCGCCGGTTTGATGAAGAAACCTATAACTGCTGGGATTTGGTGCGTGAAGCTTGGCTGGAGTTGACGGGGTTCGACATCGGCAACCGCACGCCGCATCCCGCCACGCCATTGGCCATCGCGCGCCGCTTCAGGGATGGCGAGCGCGAGTTCTGCCGCCTAGGTGCGCCCTGTTCGCCATCGATCGTGGTCATGAAGCGGCCCCGGGCCGTGCCGCACGCTGGCCTGTTCCTGCGCGGCCGAGTGCTGCATATCCATCCGGGCGGGCCGCAGTTCGATCGGCTCGCCGACGCAACCCGCGGATTTGACAAGGTGGGGTTTTATGCAACTGATCACACTGCTGGATAACCCGCTAGACCCCGCCAGCTGGGAACAGATCGAAGCCGAGGATGTGCGAGAGGTGCTGGTGCAGCGCTATGCCGCCTGGCCTGCCCGTGCGCGCATCTACGCTGGCGCGGTGGCGCAGGGCAACGATGTGACCCCGCGCGTGCCCGCCGATGTCGAAAAGCTGCCCGGCTACCCCGAACTTACCGTGATCATCTACCCGGAAGGCCCGCTGGCCTTGGTGGTGACGCTGGTGGCGGTGGCGGTGGCGATAGCCGCCACCGTGTTCCTGATGCCGAAGATGCCTGATCTGGGCAACGCCAAGGCCAGCAGCAGCAACAATTCGCTCACAGATCGCGCGAACAAGCCGAGGCCGAACGCGCGCATCCCCGATATTTTCGGGCAAGTGCGTGCGGTGCCGGATATGATTTCCGCCCCCTATCGGGTGTATGAAAACCATCGGGAACTCGACATCGCCTATATGTGCATCGGCCGGGGGGCATACGAAATCGAAGATGTGCGGGATGGCGACACCCTCGTTTCCAACATCGCGGGTGCCAGCGTGGAAGTTTTCGGGCCGCACACCAGTCCTAATAACCCCACGGATGTGCCCC